ATGTATTCGTGTTCAGGCGGTCCTGTTCTCGAGGTCGGTGATGCGGTGGTTTGCCACGCGCATCTGCTCTTCAAGTACGGGGACCCGCTGGGCAAAGTTGTTGTGTGCGCGGACCTCGCGGGTCAGTTCTTCCAGCTTAGTGTCGGTTACTGCCTGTGCGGTGGCCATGCGCTGTTCTGTGCGCCGCTGCCCGGCAAGATTGGTAATAATAACGCCGATAAGGCTCAACCCGCCAGTAATCAGCGCAACAACAATAGCATCCACCAAATCACTCCTCCACATATTCGGCCTTGTACAGCCCTGCATCAATCAGTTGCAGCTCTGCACACTTGCGCATAATGTACCAGGCATCGCCGCTGGATACCGGCCCAATGTCCAGCACCCACTGGTTGCCATCCGCACAGGTTTCGCGGTACAGGCCCGCTGCAATCAGCCCCAGCCCCTCGCACAGGGCGCGGATGGTTGCGCGGTCGCCGCTGGAGATACGGCCAATGGTGATCCGCTGCTTGTCCAGCTTGTTGGGGGTGGTATCCTCCGGGGTGGACGCGGTGTGGCCCTGCAGGCCCGCCTGGATCATCAGCTGCTCATAGTCCTTATAGACCCGGTTGCAGTCCAGGCTGGTGCCGTAGCCGGGGATGCCCAGCGCGTTGCGGCTGCTGTACTGCCAGATGCCATACGGCAGGGGGCAGGTGCACTTGCTGCTGTACTGCGCTACCCAAATATCATATTTGGACAGGAACTTGTGGTCCAACCGATTGCGGATAAAATCGCAGCTAGCATACAGGATGCCGTAATACCCTGCGGCCTCAATCTCCGACAAAAAGGCCTGTACAAGTGCCGTGCGCTGCGCGTTGGTCAGGCGCAGGATGCACGGCTCGTACTCGATATCATACGCCACCGGCAGGCACAGATGCTTGCCCTTGATCGCGGCCAGGCAGCAGCGGGCCTCCTGGCGGGCTTCCGCCGGGGTGCTGGCGTAGCTGTACCAGTACACGCCGTACTGGATGCCCAGGCGGGCACACTCAGCTGCGTTGCGCTCAAACTGCGGGTCAACCTGACTGCTGTAACGGCCATACCCGGCGCGCAGCATGGCGTGGCGGATGCCCTTGTCATGCGCCGCCTGCCAATTGAATTTGCCCTGATGCTTCGATACGTCGATTGCGTAATACATACGCTTCACTTCCTTTGCGTGTTGTATGCTGCTGTAACTGCCCAGCTCGACCGCGCTGCTGGCCGTGCTAAAATCGTTGTCCAGCCAGTTCAGTGGGTTGGTGTGGCTGCCCTTCCACCGTACTTCAAAGTGCAGGTGTGCGCCGTAGCAGTTGCCGGTATCGCCGCTGTAACCGATCAGCTGGCCTTCCTGTACCTGCTGCCCCTGCGCCACGCAGAGCTTGCTCAGATGGGCGTACAGCGTTTCCAACGTGCCGTACTTGTAGGTTGCATGGCGCAGCTTGACCATGTTGCCATAGCTGTTGATGTCCCCCTGGGTGCGCTTGCCGTTCCAGCGGTAGGCCGTCTCCACCGTGCCGGCCTCTGCGGCGTATACTGGCGTGCCGACGGCGGCGCGGAAATCCAGCGCCCGGTGCAGGCTGCCATCATTGTAGAGCCAGCCTGCGGTGATAATGTGCTGGGCCAGCGGCCAGTGAAGCAGGACGTCTTCATTTTCCAGTCTCATATCATATACCTCTCGTTACAATCGCGCTGATCGCCGTCAGTCCACTCGGCAGGCCAGTCAGTTTTCCGTTGCTGATGCTTAGACTCAAACTGGTACTGCTTGGGCCGCCGTATATGGCGCCCTTGTGGTACTTGTCGCCCTCAAACGCGACCAGGCTCGTAGTCTGCTGGCCCCAGCCACCGGAACTGGTCATGGTGCCGTAGCCCCAGATCTTGATTGCCCCGTCAGTGCGCTTAAAATTCACGCTGGGGCTGGTGGTCGTGACGGCGTATGCCTCAACGTTGTTATCGCTTTCGGCAGGCTCCGCA